TAAAAAAGCAACACCTAAAATCAAATCTCAACAATTAAAACCTAAAAAAGCAACACCTAAAATCAAATCTCAACAATTAAAACCTAAAAAAGCAACACCTAAAATCAAATCTCAACAATTAAAAGCAAAAAAGACTATTCTTAAAAAAACTGACTTGAAAGAAAAAACAATTGATATTGATTCTGACAGTGAGTCTGATCATATAGACACTATAAATAGTGAAGATTATGAGAGTGAAGATTTAAATGACGAACCAGTGAAAAAAACAGTATCATGTAAAAACTTAATTGATAAATATTTATAAATAAAAATATAAAAAATAATATAAATTTATTAAATCCTAACTAATAAATTCATATAACAGATTAACATTGAAACAAAAGATTTATAGCAAATCGAAACATTATTATATTACATGATTTTTTGATAAATTAAATATAAGTTATTGTAATGTGCTAAATCCGTCCTTGAAATCTCCAGCCAGCAACGAGAATTTTTTCAAATATGGTTTATGATCATCTGGTAGTTGTTTAGGTTCAATGTTTAGTGAACCATTCTTGAATTCCACATTGATAGTATCGTCTCCATCATTATCTAGCGAAATTTTCACATGATCACCATTTCTAATTTGAGTTGTAACAGTATTATTGTATGCGTCTGGTAAATGAGCAACAAGTACACCCTTTGATCCACCTGAGAATCGACCATCTGTCGCTAATGGTGGAGCATCATCCCCAAAATATTCAATCAATGCTGTGGTTGGTGAAAGCATTTCGGGACAACCAACTGGAATACCTTGATATCTTAGAATCACGAAATGATCAGTTGTGATTTCGTGATTATCAAGTGCGTCAAGCATCTCTTGTTCGGTATCAAATACAATTGCTTCTCCTTCATAACTGTCTTTTTCAGAATTAATTTTAGAAATACATCCATCAGGTGCAAAGTTACCTTTAAGAATTCTCATTTGTGATGTTTTTTTGAAGGGTTTGGATGTTGGTAGAATAATTTGTTCAAATTTAATTTTTGAATTTTCATTTGCCATCAAGTACGATTCCTTTTCAGATTCAATTTCATAATTTTCACTCAGTGTTTTACCAGTAATTGTTGGCAGATCACCATTAATAATATCTATATCGATTAAATGTCTAATTAATTTGGTCATACCACCAACTAAATGCAAATCATTCATAACATATTGTCCATGAGGTCGCATATCTGATAAAACTGGTAGATGTTTAAATTTATTAAAATCATATCTGCTTAGTTCAATATTCGTTTCTTTTGCCATTGCTCTTAAATGAGGAATTGCATTTGTTGATCCTCCCAATACATATACAAGCTTAATTGCATTTTCAAAGCTTTCCTTGCTCAAAATATCACTTGGTTTAATATCATTTTCTAGAAGATTCAGAATCGTCTTACCAACCAAACGACATTCATCAAATTTCTCAGTACTCATATTTGGATTTGTCGCACCGTTCGGTAGACTAAATCCCATTACCTCTATCAACGAAGACATTGTGTTTGCGGTAAACATTCCAGAACATGAACCCCCTACTTTAGAACAACATTGTGAAACAATATTTTCTCTTTCATCTAAATCAATTTCTCCTTTCAAATATCGAATTCGTGGTTCGAAAGAGTTTACAATATCAAGTGGTTTTGATGGATCACCATTTAAATGTGATGCAGGCATTGATCCTCCATAAACAATCATTCCTGGTCGATTAAGTCTAAATAATGACATCATGCAACCAGGCATATTTTTATCGCAACCAGGAATCAACACAAGTGCATCATAATTACCTCCTTCTGTTTGTACTTCAATCGAATCCGCAATTATTTCTCGTGAAGGAAAAGATGCTCCCATTGAAGGAGTTCCCATGGTTTGACCATCTGAAACTCCAATAGTGTTAAAACGATATCCAATCATATCATTAGATTGGATATTGTCTTTGATCAATCCTGAATATTTATTCAAACTTGAATTACATGGATTAGATTCATACCAATTCGAACCAATGCCAATTTGAGGTTTGTTATCCAAATCAGCCTTACATTTAATCTCGGGAAGAGCATACTGCATTGCCCTTGCATTGTCATTTCGAGTAATAACTCGTGAATACTTGTTTAGTTCAGAACTAAATGATCGTCTAGTTGAAATACATCCTGTGTTAAATACAGTATTGATTTTTTGTACTAATGCTCTGTTCATAATCATATTTATTAGGTTTAAATATAATAATCATACTTTATGAATATATTTTTCAATTTTTTATACATTAAATATTTTATTCAAATAAAATGGCATGTTCAATGATATCATCAATATTATCAACCATAATTATTTTCATACCAGTTAATAGATCTTTGTTATCTTTTTTAATTTTTAGTAAATCAGATTTATTCTCAGTAGAAATTAATATTTTGGTTACTCCAGCTTTTTTAGCTCCGTTAATTTTATATTCAAGACCTCCAATTTTAGTTATGTTTCCTGTCAATTCAATTTCTCCAGTCATTGCCATTTTATTGTCAATTGGCTTATTGATAATGATAGAAATAAATGCAGTTGTGAATGCACATCCAGCAGAAGGACCATCTTTAGGTGTTGAACCACTTGGTGCATGAATATGAAATCCACTATTCCAATGTTCATTTAAATGTTTTTTGAGATCGGTGATTCCGTATTTAATGAGATTTCTACTGATATGGTTTACTGCACATGTAAATGCACATTCGACACTTTCTTTCATTACTTTTCCTTGATTACCAGTAAGTTTTAATGTAAAATTATTTGTATCACCGACAAATGAATCAAAAATTTGTATTGGAACAATACCACCTGTTCCTATTGATGTTGCATATAATCCGTTGATTACTCCAACCAATGGTTTCTCGTGGATATTTTCAACTTCTAGTTTTGGTTTACTTAATATTGTTTCAATTAATTTTTTTGTTATGTGTATTTTTTGTTTATTTGATTTGAACAAGCCTCTATTGTACAGTCTGTCAATATTTAGATGAAGCAATAATTTTTCTATTTTACGTTTTAATCCTCTTACACCTGCTTCCATTGTATATTTATCTATTAAATATTTAATTACATTTGTTTTAACTACAAAATCTTTTGGATCAAAATTAATATCTTTACAAACTTCTTTAAACATAAATCTTTCAAAAATACATATTTTATCTTTTACTGAATATGGTGTTATTTCAATTTCTTGAAATCTATCCAGCAAGATGGGATCAATTAATTTTGGATCGTTATAAGAAAAAATCATAATTACCTTATCTAACGGAAAATCGACACCCTGAAAAAATCTATCTTGAAATGTTTTGTTCATGTTAGGATCTGTCAGATGTATCAATATGCTAGTAATTTCATTTGCTGATCCTCTCTTCGAACATGCTTTGTCTAGTTCATCGAAATACATTATACATCTACTATTACCTGCTTCTATCATTTTCTTTACAATCATACCAGGTTGTGCACCAGAATATGTGTAGCCATGTCCATGTAATAATTCACCATCATTTTGACCACCTAAAGTAATTTGAACAAATGGAATATCTAATGCATCACCGATACTTTTAGCTAATAATGTTTTACCTACTCCTGGTGGACCAAAAAATGCGATAGCCCCACCACCACTATCAGGATTAGTGATCCATTTGCCGACAGTTTCTAATAACGATCGTTTGGCCTCAATGTGTCCATATGTCAATGATTTAAGCTTACTGTCAATATTATCTATGAAATTTATTCTTTTTTTCACATTATTATTTAATTCTTCAAAAATAATATTATCTTTGTTAGATGACCATGGAAATCTGATGATTGTTTTGATATATTGCAATTGCTTATGATATTCATTATTTGAAGATTTCATTTCTTCTATTTTTTCGAAAGCTAATGCCTTAATGTTTAAAGGTATATTTTGTAACGTTAGCAATTGTTTTTTATAATCGATATCATCAAGGGTTAGTGACTGTATTTTTTCAAGTTCATCTTTCATGGTAGATACCGTTTTTTTAAGTTTAATTTGAGATGCATAGTGAAGATTTCTGTATATAATATTTGAGATTAGCATTGAGTTGATTTTTTTATCTTTTGTTATTCCAAATAATAATCCAGCAACATTGATGTTTTCTTCGTTACCTAATAGCAAAAGACGAATTGTTTGAAACATTTCGCTCAATGAATTATTTTTTCTAATAAAATCTTTCATGATATTCATGAATGTTTTGCTGATTAAATCAATGTATTTATCGTAATTGTCATTGATATTTTCAATTAGATTTTGAGTATTAAAAGAAAATATTTCATAAATAGATAGATATTTAAAATAAGCTTTTTTAAATTTTTTAGTTGCTTTTGTTTCTGTAAAAAATAATTTGTTTTCTAACATTTTTTTTTTAAGATAAATAAATTTATTTGCCATTTGACAAGTTTTAGATGTTACATTAATAGAATCTGTTATAAATATTCCATTAATTATTATAGTAGTGTTATTATAAATATTTCTAATATTTACACTTACAATCCTATTCAAAAAATCATCCTTATTTATTTTTTTAGTATGAACAAATACATTAGTAAAGTATTCTTTTATATTTTTTTCATCATCACTTAATTCATCATCTTCTGTATCATCACTGTTATCAATAACTTCATTTGTAAAAAAATCATTAACAATTGTAAATTCTAATGGTACAAAAGAGATGTTGAGAAAGTCTAGTAATTGAATAGTTTTATCATTATAAAAATTTTTGTAAATGGGACTTTGTATGACCTGTAATATAACATCAATATTAGTATTACCACACATATGTGATAATTTAATAATTTTTTTACGAATATTATTCAGGGGATTCAAAAACTTTGCTAAACTTTCGTTATTTTGCACGACATTGACATCTAATAGATAATTATAAAAAGTTTCAACAGACATATCTTTATCATAAGCATCATCTAAAAATGATTGTATTTTATCATCTATAATTTCACTTTGATTGATTATAAAATCATTATAATTATTATTTAAAATTTTAATGTGCTGATGTATATTTCCTATCAAAATATTTCTATTGTACAATGTAATCATGTTATAGGAATATAGTGTATTGATATGCTTTTGTAAATTAATAATATAATTAGTTAATAATTTGTAATTATATTGTGTTATAAAAACATTTAATTCTTTCAAATAGTCGTTATTCATTATAATAGATCAATAGAATTTAATTTAAATTTTAACTTAATTCATTTTATGAAATTAATATTATAGTTTTTGTAGGTGAGTCAAATTTAAGTTTAAATTAATATATAAATTACTTTAGTATAATAATAATAAATGGTTGATGATAAAAAAAAAAACAGATCATTCAAAGTGAAGCTTTCCAGTGAAGGAAAAGCGGTTGGAAGATATACTGGTGATTCCCCATATCAAGCAGCAAACAAAGCTTTATCAGAAATAGTTAGAAAAAGAGAAAAAGGAAAACAAGCAGTAACAGGAAAAATTAATTTTGGTTTGATAGAATCTACAAAAAATAGTAGTCATCGTGAACATTTATATGTAGGAAAAAGAATCAAATTAAAGAAACCAATTAAATATCAAATTGGCGGTGGAACTGAAATTATTAAAAAATTTAAAAACGAGCTGCGAAAAGTAAAAAAATGTGATTCAGCCAACTTTAAATTTTGTGGTGATGAATAATTTTTTAAATATTCAAACAAAAAAACACTATATTTAAAAAACTAAACTTAACATTTTTTAATCAAAACTAACCCTTTTTTGATTAAAACTCACAAAAACACTATTAATTACCTAAAAAACTAGATATTTTTACGTTTTTACGATGATTTATATAATAAAATCACTTATATAATAAATTTTATTTATGCGATTTGTGCATCGTTAGCCTGCATCACATCATCTCTTACATCCTTTCTACCATGATCAAGATAAATTACTTTGGTATTATCTGTTTTTCCAATGGTTTCAAGCATATCAAGACGCTGAACATCGTATACAAATTGCATTACGTCCTTGGCACTTGCATTCATATTAGTTACACCATATTCTGTCATCATTTCTCTCATACCTTCCTTATTACCTTCCATAATAGCTTTTTTCATACCTGCTAATCCTTCACCTTGTCTAATTTTTCTTTCTTTGTCTGCTTCAGCATCTTTTACTTTTTCAATATATGATGCTTCTGCTTTTTTGACAGATGCTTTTAGCATTCGTTCAGATGCATTAACTTCATTCATAGCATGAACGACCGATGGATCTGGTCGAATATCAGTAATCAATGTATCAATAATACTGTATCCATGTTTGGATAGTTTTTCATCGAGACTATCTTTTACAGATTTACCAATATCATTATGTGACTCGAAAATATCATCTAAAATCATTTTTGGACATTCTGAACGAATGACGTTGCCAATGTAACCATTCATTTGTCCATATGGATCATCTAACGAATAAAAAGCAGTTCGTGTATTTTCTGGTTTAATTTGAAATTGAACACTAACATCAAGCTCAGTCATCACGTCATCTTTTGTTTTAATTGTTGCTTCAAAATCAATTTTCTGAACTTTATTTGAAACAATATGTAGTTTTTCAACAATTGGTATATACCATGTTAAGCCATCTGAAATCAGCTGTGAGCTAGCCTTACCGAATCTAGTTTTGAATGCAGTATGTGCTGTAGGAATAAATCTTGGGAGCATTTTATGTTATTTTGATGAATTATTTTATATTAAGCGACTAGTACTATATTTTTCAATTTTTTACAGATAGGTTTATTTTCATTCAAAATATATCAATTGTATATATTTTGATTGTACAATAGCTTATTCAAACACGATGTTATATTTATTTGATATATCGTACACAACATCGAATATTTCAATGTCTTCTTTATCGTGTAATAAATCATAATCGAATACAATATTATTTTTAGTTAATATTGGTATAATATTTTCAAGATCACTGTATTTATCAACCAAGTAATCATCATGATCGATTATATCATTGACCAAATCATTATAATTATCAATGTATTCATCTAATTCTTTTTTATCAAGAGTCACTGATTCTAATTTATATTTAATATTGCTGATGTAGGTTGAAATAAGTTGTTTTGAATATTTACTAATATCATCACTCGTGATTATTTGTTGAATACTGTCTCTGAACATCTTTAATAATATTTCATTGTATTTTTGATCATTCTTATCTTCTTCATCTATAGTTGCATTGTTACTTTCTTCTTTCTTACTATTTCCAACATTACCAGTATTGACTGTAGCACTTAAGTTACCCAAATCACTATTATAATTTAAAATTAACGATGGATATCTTTCTTCATTATGTTTTTTCATTTTCTCCAATTTAGTACGAATTAACAATAACTCATCTAAATTATTAAGCTCTACTTGTTCTTCTACATCTTGCACTTGAACCGCTGGTCCACTAGTTTTATTTTCAACTAAGTTATCTTTATCCACATGTTCATCATCAGAAAGTGGATCATCATCTTCAAACAAATATTTTATTGGTCGAATATGTTTTTCTAATTGTTTAAGCTTGAAAATAATGAATTTTTCCATTTGTTTTTTGTCATGATTCATAAAATCAACGTTGTAACAATTATACTCGAGATGCTCTAATTGGTCAGTGATTTCTTGATGCAGCTTAATTATTTTTCTTTTGCTACTATCGATATTTTTGTAAAACTCTGATTCTTTAATCATTTCTTCAATTAATTCTTTGTTAAGAAGTTTGTCTGTCTCCAAGACAATTTCTGCATTATTTTCTTTACCTCGTTCGTTAGCAAATACTTTTATAATTCCATTTACATCAATTGATGCAGTTACTTTGATAATAGTTTGTTCGTTTTTAGCATTGCATAAATTATTTAAGTTAAATTCACATAATTTATAATTGTTAGATACAAGGTCTCGCTCGCCTTGATAAACTTTAATGTCAACATCATCATCATCATTACTTGTAGTTTTAAAAAATTTACTTTTTTTAACAGGAATTTTACTTCCTTTTTTAATAATTTTTGTCATTAATCCATTATCTGATTCAATGCCAATAGACAATGGTGCAACGTCTAATAATACGATGTCTTTACTAAATTCATCGTCTGGATTTTTGATGATGAATCCTTGAATTGCACACCCCATTGAAACGACGTGATCTGGATTAATTGAACAAATAGGTTTTTTTCTAAAAAATGATTCTATTAAAAATTGTAATGATTTTAGTTTTGTAGCACCTCCAACAAGTACAATATAATCAATATCATTTTTTCTCATATTCGATATTAACAATATATGTTCAAGATATTGTGTCATTTTATCAAATATTGGAATAAATAAAGAGTTAATTTCATCGTTAGTTAGTTTAACTTTTAAATCTAACTCTATATCATCGTGTATAATAATATTTTCCATATAAACACAATGTTCGTTTTTGCTACTTGTCATCGATGTTTTTATGACTTCACATTGTTGCTTGAGATCATTTAATTTAAGTTGATTGATTTTTTTACTTTTATCAATGTTATGTTTTTTCCGGAATTTAACCAAAACATATTCTAATATGGTTCTAGTAAATAATTCTCCTCCCATATCATTGTCGCCATACGTCTTAATTACTTCGAATAAACCATCATCAATGTTTAAAATAGATAAATCAAGAGTGCCACCACCTAAATCAAATACAAAAATATTTATATCATTATGCATTTGCAAACCATATGCCATAGCAGCAGCGGTAGGTTCATTAATAATTCTGATACAATTTAATTGTGCCAGTTGAATTGCAACTAAAGTTGATTCTCGTTGATATTGATTAAAATGAGCTGGAATACTAACTACTACATCATGTATTTTACGCTCAAGTTGTTTTTCTGCTTTGGAAATTATATTTTTAAGAATTAGTGAATTTAATTCTTCAAGAGTGTAATGTTTATTTTCATATTTATTTAACAATAATATCTTGTTGTCTTTCTGTTTGATTTTATAGTATAAATCTGGTAAATTTTTAATTACATCTATATTATCTAATTCTCTTCCTATTAATAATTTAATATTTCTGATTTTATTATAATTATTATTTGAGTTACTGATTATTTTTCCTGTTTTGGTAAATTCAATATTAGAAGGAAATATGTATGTACCATCGTCATTTTTAATAAATTTAGCTTTTCCTCCTACCCAGTAAGAAGCAACACAATTAGTTGTTCCAAAATCAATACCAAGAACGATTCCAGAACCTACTATTGATGACATGGATGTATCAATAGTTTTTTTAGACATCTCCATTAACAGATACATTATAATTTAATTCACAATTGAACGTATAATTCTAATAATTCTCATAATAATGTTTAATTATTAGAATATTCCTCTATGTAGCCACCATCATTTAATTCTAAATTAATATTTCTACTGCTAGTATCAATAATGTCCGAGTAGTCTGACGAAACAAATAAATTAATAATATCATCATTCATTTTGGTAACTCTTTTACTGTTTGGACTGCTGCTTGATTTTTTATGCTTAATGTCATCAACATAATTGATATTGCTCATGACTGACTTTTCAGTTTGTGTTTTATCAGTATAGGTAATTTTAGTTTTATATTTAGTTTTGGGTTTAAGCAATAAATATTTATAATACAGATTATTGTCACAAAGAACATTTAACAAAAATATAAACAACTCTAATTCCTTAATTTTAGTTTCTAATTTATTTAAACTTTTCTTTAGTGAATTAATTACATCGTCATCACCACTAATATTTTTTACGACATTAACGCCATATGCTTTGACATATTTTTGTTTTAGTTCAGCTATATATTTTTCTATTTCCTCTTTTGATTTAATAGTGTATTTTTCTTTATTTTTATCAAATAAATTAATATTGTTTTTTCTTGAAATATTTAAAAACTTTTCAAACGTCTTATTTTTTTTACTAACATTTAATAATTGTTTCCGATAAGATACGGGAAGCTTCGATAAATAATCAGTCATTTAATATAGACTTATAATATAAATTTAAAACATTTTATTCATTTAAATATTTTTTAATTATTCTTTGAATGGTTTCTCTATATGATTCATATAGACTAATTTCTCATTTAAGTTAATTATGGAAAAAATGAAATTAATAATATATTGATACTATTAACAATATATCCTAATAATAAATGGCACATAATCTATGCTTGAAAACAAATTATACAATTGTCGATAATGAATTAACATGTGAGTATTACATACAGTATCAAGATGAAATATCTGATAATCCAATCTTTTCATATAAATTTAATTCCATTATTTGTTATGGTTCAAAAAAACTTGACATAATGGATATTGGAACAGATGAAAATGAGTATAATTACTTTACTAGTTTATACGATTATAAAAATGAAATTTGCAAACAGATATCGTTTGAGCAACTTCAACAATTTATTGATGATTTGCCAAATAAAAAAACTAGTTTCAAGACTAGTAATGTAGAAGTAGTATCAACAAATGATAAAATAAAAATAAATGATTTTATCATTGTAAAGTGCTATAATATAATAAATGATTTGGTAGCAGTATTTCAAAGAATACTAGATGAATTAATCATAATCAATAATAACAATGCAATTGATGTTCTAGAAAATATGCAAAATGACATGTTCGAATATTATCCATATAAATTTTCTCTTGAACATTTTAACAAATCAAAATATGCAAACAGAGAATTTAAAAAAAAATATAAAGAAATTATATTGGACAATATAGATGAAATTAATGAAACAATCGCTACTGATGCAGTTAAATTAATCAAACACGCAGCCAATAATTGTATAATTGCTTGACATAAAAAATTGAAAAATTAACGCTTTCTTCAATTTACTATACAGATAGAGTAATTTAGATAGATGACAAGTACACAATCCAAATCAGATCTCGAACAACAGCTTAAGGAAAAAGAAGTTGTTGTAAAAAAATTAGATCAAAGCATCGAAAAAGAAATACAAATAAACAAAGAATTAAACAAAGAGCTTGAGCAAGCAAAAGAAGAAAAAATCAAGTTGCATTTTGACAATGTTAAAAAACTAATTAAAGATTTTACAAAAAAAAGTCAAGAAAAAAGCAAGTCTGAACAAGTACCACAGCTAAAACAAGAAATCAATACTCTTAAGGAAAAAGGACTTGTGACAAAAGGTATCAAGCGACTTGAATCTTTTCCTGATATAGTTGTAAAAACACAAAGCACAAATACAAACAGTGATAAAAATGATGATGAAAAATGTGAAGAGTCGTTGCTTGAAAGAGAAAGAACAGTCACAAGAGAAGCAAAGAAACTTGAAAACTTACGATTTGTACTCAAAGTAGATAGACGTGAATTGTACAAAGAAAGAAAAATCTTGACACAAACCCAACTACAATATGACGAACTCAAGGAAGAGCTTCTCAAAAAAATGAAACAACTTCAAATTGAAAGACAACAATTTGAGAGTCAACGAGAAGTTTTCAAATTTGATAAAAAAAATCAAAGTAAACAAGAACTTAAAAAAACAGCTCAAAAAATATTGGAAACAATTATTAGTGACAGTATAGTAACTAAACCAAAACAAAATTATTACGATTTATTCAAATTTGAACCAACTGTTGAAAAAGATGATTTTACTTTCAAAGTATATATTATCAAGAGAGAGCAGTATGGCCAAACATCAAAAGTTCATTCAAAAGAACTGGTTGGACAATTTAGTCTTAAACTAGATAGATCAAAAAGTTTTTCAGATTATCAATTGTCCACTGATAATGACACATTAACGCCATGTGACTTATTGTCAGTTCATAAAAATTTAATATCAATATACAACGGTCGTTTAAATCTTGTAATTCTACAGCTCAGTCATAATCTTAATATTAGAGTTGACGACAGATCGATAATTATTAATAAAGAGAAATACAAAATGTGTGCATACAGTGTTCTATTGTACAGCTCATTAATGAATTTCTTTTTAGAATATTCTAAAAAACTTAGTGATCACAGTGACATTGTCGCTCAAGAAGAACTTGATAAATATGAAAGTCTGAACATGTATGGTTCGAGTAATGGACGATTTAAAGACTACTATAATTATGCAGATTCTACAGAGACATACCGTAAAAAGTACAAACAGTTGCTTTTGAGTCACGGAACTATCTAAGTGAAATTTGATGATTATTTGATCAAATGAAAAAATTGATTTTTTAATTTATTAACCTATGTAAACATACATACATTAATAACCCCAACAACATAAAATGAGTAAAAACAGTAATATGCGTCTATCATATGATATTAATCAGATTGAAAAGACGACAACATCATATGTATATCATTATGTATTAACATTTGAGAATGATAGTACAAAAGTAAGAATTAATTTTAATTTGTGTGTAGGATTATGGGATGATAAATTTAGTGAATCTTTATACAGTCAAATTTTTAACGATGAACTTTATCCGTTAACAACCGATCCACAGAATTTCATTAAAAAAATAGCATTACCAAGTAATTGTAATTTTGCGACACCTTTATTTCAAATCAGAGTGTTTGGTGAACGTATAGTTCTTAACAATTGTATGACAATTGTTAAAAATCCTCATCTTGAGGATGACATCATTGACTTTTTTACTGATGTCGCAATGAAAATGCAAAAACATTCTTCAATCGGTACATACATATTAAATACATACATTAACGAGAAACATATAAATGCAGATGAAACAACACATGTATTTACAAAAGAACAAACCGATATGGTAAATAAGATGTTCAGAAATTTTAATGATTCAAAATATGCGAATGACGAATATAAAAAAACATATGAAGAAGTTATGGTTACATACGGTGATATTTAATTAATGCTGTTAATATCGTTTAATATTTGGTAATGTAGAATGAAGGGTGCGAATAAGTTGATAGTATTTCTTGTATATTCGGTATCTTTAATGTACTTATCAATTTGGGTATCGACTTCAATATTTGATTTATTATTCATTAGATAATCAGATATTATGGTTTCCATGTTATCTAATGCATCTGTCATTTCTTTATGAAATAAACAATAACGTTTATCTTTATTTTTTATTTTAGAACCAACACTGGTTATATGTTGAGTTATTTTATTAATTTTATCTTGAATTTCTTTCATATTTTTAATTTATGATTTAATTTATGACTTTATTTTTATATATTAAATTATAAAGATAAAGTTAGCCTAAAAGATCATTATCTTTTAAAGAGTCTAATATTTCGTTAAATGTACTAATATCATCTTTAAGGTCATCTGTAATATTACTTTTGAATTCGCTTTTAAGGTCAGCAAAGTCATTAAGTTCAACATCATCGTCATCGATATTATTAATTTGGAATTTTTTCTTGAGTTTTTCCTTTCTGTCTTTTTTCTTTTTCTCTTTACGTAAACGTCTTTTTTCTGCTTTATCGAGTATTTTTTTATTTTCCTTTCTTGTTTTTTCTTCTTCAAGGCGTTCTAGCAATTGAGAATCAAAGACGTTATCTACATCGTCGTTATTCTCGTTAGTTTGTTTTATGGAAAATCTTTCTTTAATTTTATCTGGATTATTGATATCTTCTGGGTTGAGCAATTCAATGACTTTATTTTCATCACTAATAATTAGTTTATAATCTTTGTTTTTTGGTCGATATTCTTTATCAGATTTGGTCTTTTCTCTAGACTTATCCATGCTATTATAATTTTTCTTAACATCTGGATTATATTTTTTATTAAACATTGATTCTTATATTATTTAATATACAATAATTATTAATATTAAACTTGAAATATAATAATGTATTATGAATAGTCAAATTCACATGTTAGTTCACTTGTAGTGGATAAACCTTTCAAGCTATACGACCCGTTGTAGCTTGGGTAAAATATACTTGCCGCGGAGTCGTTGTTATTTTCAATACTAATTTTATGAGTTAAATAAAGCAGATCAAATAAAGATGGTGAATTATCAAACTCAATTTTAGCCCAAAAATCAGCATTTTCCTCACCGTCCCAGTGTGGAATTTTAATATTAACATATTTCCAATTACCAATAATAGGTGAACAATAGTATCGTTTTAGATTCTCTGTGAATTTATCTTTTCCAAGATTTGTCAAGCTCCATTGCCAATGAGGTGGTTCATAATTATCTTCATAATCTTCTGTGATGTCAATTCCATCAATAATATGTTTAATCATGTGATCGGTAAATTGCTCAATATTTTTGGTACAATCATTGTTGTTGTCTAAAAGTGATAATGAAAAATATATCCACTGATTATAAGTAATATCAAAATCAACACGTCCTAATGTATGAATGGTGTCACAGCATTGTTCTAAAATTGTATATGTCATATTATTTATACAATAAATTATGTAAAAAACAAGTAATTATATTTTCAATATTTTTTCAATTTCAGGTAGATCAAAATAAGATATAAAGAAATTTAATTGGTATAAAAAATTGGATTATGAATATAAAGAATATATTATTAATAGTAATAAAAATAAGTATAAATGAGCTTATACAAATTTTTAGATGTAGACATGAATGCTACGTTAAAGGACATTAAAAAGGCTTATCGAAAGAAAGCTTTACAATATCATCCGGACAAGAGCCTGGACAATAATTATGACAACTTTATTAGGATAAAAAATGCATATAAAGTATTGTCTGATGAAACAGAGCGACGTAAATACGATGATTTTCTATTGAGTGAGGATAAGGACAGTATTAATAGTGTTATTGGTAATGCTACTCCATACTCAATGTTAAGAAAAATAATGAGTAAATATTACATGTGTGAATTGTTTAATTTAATGGACATGGTTTATGATAGAAGTAAATTTGAGAATGATTTTAATAATTTTAATTTTTACAAAATATATAAAAATTTAAAATTGAACATATCACATGATATAAAATCACTTGACATTACTAAAACTGTTAATTTTACTTTTAAGGAACTTTATAACAATACTGAAAAAAAAGTAGAAATAAATAAATTCATAGATGATCGATATGAAACAATTGTCAAAATTATTTGCCCTGATCCTTATTATGAAGAATTGGTTTGGGAAAGAGAAGGTGATACAATTGATGATAAAAGTGGTAATTTAATAATAAAAATAAATATAGAAGATGATTTAATGTATGAAATATGTGATGAGTATAATTTATTATATTCAGTATATGTCGATAAATTATTATTACCAAATGATAAAAAAGTAATAATAATGGATGGAATGGAAATTATAAATGAACATTATGTGTTAAAAGAAAATGGTTTATTAAACACAAGCACAAATAAAAGAGGTGATTTATTTATGAAAATAAACAACAATGCAAACGAGTCTGAAATTAGTACTCAGGAATGTTAGCTTTATAGATAATATTATATCCATATTCATTGAGTATATCGTTTGGCAGTATTTGTATGGAATTTTCTTTATAATTATTGTTCCATATTTTAATTACAGAAGTAGTTGGATTTTTAGTACAAATCGATAATCCATTAATGGATAGATGGTTTTTGACGAGAGTTTCTCCAACAATGTAACTGGATAATTTAATCCATAAATCAGATGATTTTTCAATAGATAATTTAATGGACCAACATCCACCTGTTTTATTACGTTCATCTTCCCATGTTGGTTTAATATCACCACGCATTAAAAAGTAATGTTGGCTGTTAATGCCATTTAAAAATTTAAGGTTATTATGAAAATCCCAATAATCATTTATAGTTTCAATTGCAAAGATGGTTTTATAATCATTAATTTTCCATGAGCTCTTATTGTGATGATACCACACATTCCAAGTTGAGTGAAAGGCGGGAGATTCTTCTTTCTTAGGTACAATGTATCTTAATATTCTGTTTTCCATATTATAAACTAATCTTTATTTCTTTATGTTTTAAACTTAACATTTAAAAAAAAAATATTATTATAAATAAATGAAGATCAGTTTATATTTAAGTTACATGTATAATTATTTAGCACAAAAAATGTCAGTATTAGATCCAAGAAATTATTATAAAAATTATTATCTGTATAGGAAATCAGATAAAAAGACAAATAATGTTACTGTAATTCAAAATATAAAAAATTGTTATAATTGGATGGCCGGAAAAAATCCAAATCATGATGAAGAACACGTTGTAATTAGTCATTCAAATGATCAATTGGCAATAATAAATCGTGAGTTCGAGATGATTATTCCACAGAAACCCATTCTAGATATATATTTAGAGTGTGAGAAAAACACAACACATATATTATTAAATTTGAAAGATAATATTTATAATATTGATAAAAAAATGCCATTGTACGCAGCAATAAAAATATTAGAAAATATCGATGTTAATAAATTCAAACATATTAAAGTTAAGTATGTAGGGCAAACAAAAACTTATATGCTTGATATAGATTTAAAATTGGAACATGTAATTGAAATATAGACATTTATAATATTAAAAAAAAATTGATATTGTAAATTCTAATATCAAAATATTATATTATGTTAAATTAAATGTCTGATAATAATAATTCCAAAACGAATTTTGTTAAATCAAGTGAATTCTCTGAAAAACAAGGTATCATCAATAACTCAAATATGAATATTTCTGAAAGATTAAAAGGAAAAATAGGACGTATTAGAACGAACCAAATGGGTATGCGCGCAAACTATTTAACACATAATGTTATAACTCACTGTATTTAAAAAATGAAATTAAAAATATCTAAACTTAAACAACAATTAATTTATAAAAATATGCCTAAGAAAATCAAATCAATTGTCTATAGAGTAACTACCGACAGATATTCGATCGATAATAATATAATTACATTTTGGTGCAATGAAAAAATACCTGAGCTGGAAAATATATATTTGGGATTTAAGACTATAAGAGGGTATACTTTTGATTATCGTCATGACTATTGGGATATTTTAACTTATAAATATAAAGATAGAGTTATCAATAATGGACAAAAAAGTATAAGAACACGATATGCTCTTATAGACAAAATATGTAGGTTTAATCCTGCAACTGGAGGAGGTACATACAATTCAAATACAAATCAATTGATAATTTAATTACAACAAGTACAATTAATTACATAATATATTATGTAATTAATAATACATAAATACATAAATATAAAGTGTGAATAACGGTGTTAAACATCAAAAAGTTCAATATGTACGTATAAAATACGTACAATATGCGTATATTTAATAAAATTGATATTGTAAATACTTAAATGTTTGGTATATTATATAAAGGTAGATGTCTGCAAAAAGGAACGATGATATATCTTATATAGATTCTATTCAATTGACTGTATTTAAAAATGATGATGTGCATGCCAACTCCAGTGTAGTTAAAGATTTACATGGTATTAATTTACCGGAATCATATGAGAATTCAGAGCCAAAAAGAGGAGGTCTTGTTGATACAAGATTGGGAGTTACGGATAAAAGTTTAGATTGTGCATATTGTAGTTTAAATGATAAAGAATGCCCTGGTCATTTCGGGCATACAGAATTAGCGAGTCCAGTATTTCATATAGGTTATTTTGATTTCGTTAAAAAAATCGCGACATGTATTTGTTTGAGAAGTTCAAAATTATTGGCACATAAATTTCCAAATGAATTGAATGCAATACATAAGAATTTTAAAGATAGTAAAGTTATTTTTACAGAAGTAAGAAAATTGTGCAGCAAAGTGACGGTAAGTGATGTTGGTATACCAGTTCCAAAAATTAAAGACGAAAAGAAAAAATCATCTGGATCGATTACGATTTTAGCAGAATCTGCTGTAGCAAACGTTGCATCAGAGGAAAATCCAGGTGAGATGATTAAAAAAGTAGTTACTGAAGTATTGACACCAACTAATATTTATAATATATTCAGAAACATCAGTGACGAAGATTGGAAATTGTTAGGTTTCGATCCTAAAATGTACAGACCAGAAGATTTAATTATTAAAATGTTTCCAATTCCACCAGTTGCGATTAGACCTTCTATTCGTGCAGATTTCTTAGCATCAGCAACATATGAAGATGATTTAACTCACAAGTTGGTTGATATTATTAAGACTAGTGAGAAGTTAAGAAAGCAGATGGAGAAAGAGCAACTTACTGGAGAAGTATCAAGATACAGTAATGATTTGAGAAATTTTTTACAGTATCATGCTGCGACATATTATGAAAACGACAAAGATTCTTTCTTTACTTCAGAGCAAAAGGTTGGTGGTAAGCCAATTAAGTCTGTATCGGAAAGAATCAAAGGTAAAGCAGGACGTATCAGAGGTAACTTGATGGGTAAGCGTGTAAATTTTTCAGCACGTTCTGTAATTACTGGTGATCCTAACTTGAGATTAGATGAGTTGGGTGTTCCAGTAAAAGTAGCTATGGAATTGACATTTCCAGAAACAGTTACACCTGAGAACATAGATAGATTAACAAAACTGGTAAGAAACGGTAGATATGTTTATCCAGGTGCTAACTATGTGATACAATATAACGATGTTATGTTGGGAAGAAAGAGAGAATTTGATTTGAGATACAGAAAAAAAACAGTAAAACTGAGATATGGAGATATTGTTGAAAGACATTTAATCAATGGAGATCCAGTTTTATTTAATCGTCAGCCATCGTTACATAAACTTAGTATGATGTCACACAAGTGTAATATTATAGATGATGATAGGTACTCAACATTCCGCTTAAATGTGGCTAGTTGCAGTCCCTACAATGCTGACTTCGATGGTAAATTCTTGAAATTTTTAGGTCTAAAATAGACCTAAAATAATAATGCCATCAATAGGAAGATATTAAAAATATGTTACTTCCTAGTATATAACTATATCAAGTTATATGCGACATACCTTGATGCGGGAAACCCCTGAAGATTTTAACTACCACTCTGATAAGGAAACTTTGAATGAGGAACACGATTAATTATCGTACCCAATGGTAATAAGGTTAAGATTATAGGGCAATCCGCAGAGTCACTATCTACGTCCACTAATAGTAAGGATAAGATAGGCTCTCAACGACTGAACGGGTGTGGGTCATCGATCGATGGTTTGACTAACCAAAGATGGCTTAAGATACAGTCTAGTCCCACTCGAGAGAGTGACATAGCTTAGTCGCTATGCGAGTTTTGATTCTAGAAGGAAATGTCTAGATGAATAACAGGGTACAAACGGATGAAATGAATTTACACGCGCCTCAAACTATCCAAACTCAAACTGAGTTGGCTATGATAGGTGACATTAAAAGACAAATAATTACAGCAAAAGATGGTAATCCAATTATTAAACCAGTACAGGACTCCATTTTAGGTACTTATAAATTAACACATTCAGATACCAAAGTTCCATGGAATGATTTAATGAACTTGTTAGTGTTTACATACAATGTTGATTTAGACGACCTTGATATTAAAAAAGGAAAAGAATACTCTGGAAGTGAATTATATTCATACATTATTCCAAAAGGTATTAACGTAAAATCCAGCGGTGCTGAAATTAAAAATGGTACTTTGATCAACGGTATCGTTAATAAAAGAACAGTTGGAAACATTGTTAATAATTCATGGGATAGATATGGCTCAAACGAAACCAGAGACTATATTGATAATACCCAGAGAATAATTGTTAATTGGTTATTGATGGAAGGTTTTAGTGTAGGATTAGGTGATTGTATCATTGCACAAGATAAATTAGATGTAATTTATCAAGAAATCGAAAAGAAAAAATTAGAAGTAAGTCACTTGATTACTGAAATTGAAAATAATCCAGAATTAATTGATCCTGATATTTTTGAAGAAGATCTTAAAGCTAATCTTGTAACACAAAAAGGTGAAATCCAAAAGATTGTTATGGGTTCAATTGATGATACAAATAACTTTTATGTTATGATTAATTCAGGATCTAAAGGTGGAGCAGTTAATGCTATGCAAATTATGGGTGCTCTTGGACAAGATATTTTCAAAAGAAACAGAATTGAGAAAAATATCTTAAATAGAACATTGCCTCATTTTTTCCAGAATGATGACAGAGCATTAGCAAGAGGATACATTGAACACTCTTACTATGAAGGATTAAGCCCACAAGAATTCTTCTTTCATCACATGTCTGGAAGAGAAGGTCTAATTGACACGGCAATTAAATCAGTAACCGCTGATACTCCAATTATAGTTATGGAGCAAGAAAAAACTAAAGATGTAAATATTGGAGATTGGATTGATGCACAACTAGATGCTAATAAAGAGAAAGTTGAACATTTTGAAGAAAGAGAAATGGAATTACTTAAACTCACTAAACCTGTTTACATTCCAACCACAGACGCATATGGTAATGTAAGTTGGGGATTAATTACTGCAATTACTCGTCACGACCCAGGTAAAGAATTATATGAAATTAAAACACACGGTGGTAGACAAGTAATAGTAACAGAGTCAAAGTCATTATTAATTTGGACTGGAAATAAATTTGAAAGAATGTCAACACCAGATGTTCGAGTAGGTAATTATGTTCCTGTTACAATGAAACTGGAAAAACCAAAACATATTTGCAAATTTATCGAGACAATAGATTATTTAAGTAAAACCGAATATTTGTATGGTTCAGACTTTAATGTTGCAAAACAAATGTTGACAAAAGAATTAGAAGGAAAAGTTCAAACTCCATTGGGATGGTGGAATAAACATAATGGAATATCTTTTACAGTTCCATATGATAAATCTCATAAATTGATAAGAACAATGAGAAGATCCAATATTGATAACATTAAGGATGATTGTGTATATCCATATGTTGGAATTAGAAATTCAAGTCAAATACCAACGAAACTAGAATTGAACGAAGAAAATGGCATATTTATTGGATTATTCTTAGCAGAAGGAAATGTTGATATTAAAAGTGGATATGTACAATTTACGAATAATGATTCAACTATAATTAAATTTGTAAAAGATTGGTTTGACAAGTACTCAATTAAAAACAAATATTCAACTAAAACAAATCATATTGGTGGTACATCATCATGCATTAGAGGTTATTCAACAATTTTAGGTCAATTGCTTGATAAATTAGTTGGTCACGGTGCAGCAAATAAATATGTGCCAAATGAAAGTTACAATGCACCTGATGAATTTATTTGTGGATTATTAAATGGTTATATTTCAGGTGATGGTACAATTACCAAAAATTCAATACAAGTATCATCAGCATCATTCAAATTAATTAATGGAATTAATATGCTGTGTTCAAGACTTGGAATATTTGGTAAATTAACAAAGATCATAATGAAAGAAAACAATTTAAAAACTAAGAAAATTGCTGATATTAATATGTTGTCAATTAGATCACAATGGGCAAAAGCATTTTCAGACAAAGTTAAATTAATTCAAAACGACAAGCAATTACAATTGAATATAATGAGACCTTCTGAATCTCATCGTAATTTCAGCACTTCAAATGATACAGTTTTAGATGAAATTGTTGAAATAAATAAAATCGATGTGAAAAAATATCCAAAAGTATATGATCTAACAATCCCAAGTACATTGAACTTTGGTTTAGCAAATGGACTACATGTTGTTGATACGGCCGACACTGGATACATCTCACGTCGTCTCATGAAAGCGTTGGAAGACATTGGTGTGAGATATGATGGTTTGATTAGAACAGGTAATGGAATTGTAATTCAGTATGTGTATGGTGATAACAATTTGAATCAGACTAAACAAAAGAAGATTCACATTACTACTTTAAAGATGGGAAATAAAGAAGTTAAAAGTAAGTATCATTTTACAACTGCAGAGTTGAAGACAGTTGCGAAAGGTTCAAAGATGAAGGAAGCGGACTTGAAGAAATTGAATGATAAAATTTATGATGAGATTATTAGTTTTAGAAATCAGTTTAGAATAATTCAGAAATTATACAATTTGAATTACAAGACACTTACTACAGTTTATCATTTACCTGTTAACTTTGTTAGAATTATCGGTGATGTAAGAAATGCAAGACATGATGTTGGTGATAAGAAAGAGTATTGTAGTCCAGAGTACATTATGAAGAAAATAGAACATGTGTTAGATTCAAATGTAACAAAATACATTTATATGTCTGAAAAAGAAATGGCAGATAAGAAATTCTTAAGAGCAAGAGATGAAAAGGTATCAAAGACACTGTTCAGATACGCGTTATATGATTATCTTGCTCCAAAGAAAGTATTATTAGAATATAAATGTACCAAACATCAATTTGACATCATAATCGAAAACATTATCAGCAATTTCAAAGAAGCTGTTGTAGAGGCAGGTGAGATGGTTGGTTGCGTTGCTGCTCAACACATAGGAGAAGTAGCAACTCAGATGACCTTAAATAGTGTTGAATACAACACCGAAATTGAGGTTAAAGTTAACTCTGTAAACAAAGTAGTTAAAATTGGTGAATTCGTCGATAGATACATAGACACATCTGATGACGCTAAAATAGAAAAACATGAAAATGATACTACTTTAGCATATACCAAGGAAGAAGACACATTGGAAATATCTTCAGTTGATGAGAATGGTAATGTTTCTTGGAAAAAAATAGAAGCAGTTACTCAACATCCTCCAATCAATGAGGATAATTCAAACACATTAGTTAAAGTTACCACTTTGTCGAACAGACAAGTAACAGCAACTAAAGCAAAATCATTTTTAACTTTAAGCAATGGTAAATTAGTACCAACTAAAGGAAAAGATATTAGAGTAGGAGATTATTTACCAGTACATTGGACTGATCGTATCGAGCATGTGTTATTATTAACGATTGGAAGTTCAGCATTCACGGCAAATGATAAGAGCTACAATGACAATTCTGGTATGAGCGATAAGAACATACATTTTGACCGAATCACGTCTATAGAAGAAGTAACAAGTGATCATGAATACGTTTATGATTTAACAGTTGAAGATACACGTAATTTCAATCTGTACAACGGATTATGCATGAGGGATACTTTTCATGCTACCGGATCCGGTTCGCAGGGTATGCAGGGTGTACCACGTTGTGAGGAGATTATTCGTGTAAGTAAGAATATTAAAACTCCAATTATGAGAATTTACATTACGCCAGAAAAGCGTCTTGATAAGGAGTATGTCAATAAACTGGGTTCATCGATTAGTTATACAGTATTGAATGATGTTGTGAGTAATTTTGACATTGTGTATGACATTGATACAAATGGTCCAGAGGGTTATACAACAAAAGACAAAACTAAAAATGTGTTTAATGCAGACATCAAGAATTCTGGAAGCAGAAAATATGATACAATGGAGTGGTTGATCAGAATGGAGTTAAACAGAAATAAGATGATTGAGAAGAATGTAACATTGATTGATATCAAGACACAATTCGTGAAGTTTTGGAAATTCAAACTTAATAATTTGAAGGGTTTGAAGAAACAGGAGAAATTGAGAATTACTTCTGTATCAGCAAGTTGTATATTATCTAATTATGACAACAGTGCTCAACCAATTGTGCATATTAGATTTTCATTAGCAGAGCCAAATTATAATTTATTGCTTGATATTCAAAAGTGGATGTTTGAGACAGTTAAATTGAAAGGTTTGAAAAACATCAAGAAGATTTTAGAAATTCCAGAATCATTGATGATTTCATTCAAGAATGAAGATCAAGAATTTGAAGAGAGCAAAGAATATGTTATTGTTACAGACGGTATTGACATTAAAGAGTTGAGAAAACAAAAAAATATTGATCACAATAGAACATATTGTAATGACATTAGAACAATATATAAATATTATGGTGTAGAAGCGGCAAGGTCAGCATTGATCAAGGAATTAAATACTGTATATAGTTCACACTCTGTAAATTTCCATCACATTAGTGTTTTGGTTGACTTGATGACAAACACAGGTAAAATTACATCGATTGATAGACACGGATTGAATAAATTGAATCGTGATCCATTATCAAGAGCGTCATTCGAAACTCCAATTGATCAATTGATTACATCTGCAGCACACAATGAGACAGATTCAATTACGAGTGTATCATCTCAAATTATGGTTGGTAGAGTAATAACGGGTGGTACTGGTTTACCGCAAATAATGATAGATACTGAAATGATAGAAAATTCAGAATACTTGGAAGAGTTAGAAGCAATTACCAAGAATAACTTTATCAAATTAGAATTGAACGAATTATTACAAGATATTATATCCAAGCAATCAAGTGGAATATTCATGCCTACATTTTAAGGTATTTATTATATAGTTTTTGAGTAAACGCTAACAATTATTTTCATTTTATTAAAAAAATTGAAAATAATTTCGCCTAGTAACCTATTTCTAAAAGCAAATATCCCAATAGATAAGATGATCAATACTAACCTTTTTCTACTTTTCGCACTCAGTTTTGCTGATGCACTATATTCACAAACAGACCGACCAGTCTCAGCTTATCAAAGCTTTCACTCAAAAGGAACATACAAGGAATTTGTAGATCCTTTTGAGCAGTCAAACCATTCAAATATTACTGATATTATGGACACAGTTATTCGAAATGCAAAACCGACAGACGAGTACAAGGATGTACCTTCACAAGTTATTCGAAATGCAAAACCGACAGACGAGTACAAGGATGTACCTTCACAAGTTATTCGAAATGCAAAACCGATAGACGAGTACAAGGATGTACCTTCACAAGTTATTCGAAATGCAAAACCGATAGACGAGTACAAGGACGTGCCTTCACAAGTTATTCGAAATGCAAAACCGATAGACGAGTACAAGGATGTGCCTTCACAAGTTATTCGAAATTGACTGAGAAAAACCTTTATTAGAAATAATTTTAATTTATTAAATTTAATATATTAAAATTATATTGTGAGGCACTCGATGTTTTCACCGATATCTGTAAATTCAATTGTGTATAGATGTTTGGAGATAGATTCCTTTTTGAAAATATTGAGTAGATAATAAAACTTTCGTTGATTATATATAATTGAATTGAGGTTTAGAATAATAAAACTGGTAATATTATATTTCCCATCATAATTATCTATTTTTTGTTTGATTAACTTATGAAGATTATCTTTAAACAGTGCTTTCTCCTTCCATATTTTAAATTGTTTTAATTTCTCTAGTAATGTTTTTCTGATAGCACTTTTATATTGTGGTTTATCAATTGGTAAATCTAATAATCTTAGTAAATCTTGAGTCCAAAAAGTCTTTTGATAATAAGTCCAGGGCATTAAAATATGCATAATTAGATAAAACTATAAACATTCATAAAATCAATTTTTTTTATTCTATCCTACAAAGTTTATCTAAATATTTTGAGTTGATTGACAGCTTCAACATTAAGATTGTATTTAATTTGTTTTAATTCTTCTTTGGGAATGGAATCACCAATGACGGTATCTAAATATTCATTTTTAGAGATGGCTTGTTCATATAATCGTTTCATTTTAATGATATTTGGGCGTCTATATCCATAGGTTTTTCTAAATAGAGTGCCGTATCGTTTGGATAGTTTATAAAGTTCTTTAATTTCGGTGTCTAATATTTTTGGGCCCATAGTGACCGACTGGTGGCAATGGCCATTATGTAAGTATTCATCAGTAATAGGTAGTCTAAACAAGTACCAATCAAGGTGTATTCCTCTGCTTAATATCTTAAAATCAGGGCCATTACTAACTGCGTCACCATAGTAACCTTGAATTAGGTTATTTTGTTCATCGATATATTCTTTATTCCATAGGTTATTTAATCGGTTGATGTAAAAGTAGTGAATGAGGCTGTTTGGGTCAAAGCAGATAGGTCCATTTTTATCAAGTTGATTATTTCTTTTACCATTATAGGGATTCCATGTATATTTAAATTTGAAGATGTCCTTTTCAGATTTATTGTGTAGAGGCAAGTCGATTAATAGTATCGGGTCGGTTTTATTTTGGCGATATTCTATATAATTATTTGTGATTTCGGTATCGTCTAATTTTGTTTTTTTTATTAATTTTAGGTTGGCCTTTGATTTATCGAGTTGTCTTTTTCTATTTTTAGGGGAATTATCGTTTTTATTGATAATTTTATCGTATAGTCGTTGAAGTTTCATGTAAGTTGGGCCTTTATCTTTAATTTTTCTTTTTGTCAATGGATTAATGGATGGTGTTTGTTTCCATTTATTTAACAGATCAGGGGTTATATTATCCATTATGTGTATTATAAACTTATAATTAAAATATTTTTATGTCAGGTTAAAAACTTGATAATTTAATAATTAAATATTTAAATTAAATTAATATTTCGAGTGGTTGATTATTACATGTGTGATTTTATCAACATTGGTACTAGTAGTAATAAATGAAAGTCAATGTGGTTTATGTTGATTTGTAAACACATGTAATGGTCAACCACTTGGTAAATATATTATATTTTAGTCGAATATAATACTATCAGAATAATGTTTTTTTATGCATGGGCATGCGTAGGCGAAAGCGCCGATGATAACATATGAAACCATTATTTTCATATTGGATTCAATGTTATCGTTTAGTAGAATATCGATTTTATTCAATAGCATTGTTTCACAATCGACATTAGTATCTAATGACCAATCGATGCGAGAGCCAAAATATTTATTTTCATCAATTTTGTTATCATTTCTGAATGCATTCCATATGTTTTTTAATTCGTTATATATTGATCTAAAAGAACCACATTCGATTTGTTCATAATCTCTCATTGGAAAATAAGTTCCTAACATATCAAGTTTAGCTAAAATTTTAATTTTTGTATTATTTTTAGACTGATTGATTGGTTTTTTGGTAACTTTAATAATTTTTTTAAATTTCTTTTTGTATTGTTTATCAATATTTACTAATTCAGATGTAGTAAATGGTGTTTGTGTATATATTTCAGATGTTGCGTGTGCGATATATTCAGACAAAGAATCTAGAATATATAAGTACATTTTATCATTTCTAAATATTGGAAATAATTTATTAATATCATAGCACAATTTATTGTTTTCAAATAATGTTTCTGCAGTGATAGGGTCAATGGTGTTTGCAATTTTATTAATATTTTTTTTAATAATTTTTTTATTAAACATATTATTGTTTGTAGTATTTTTGAATTTAGATAATTTTTTTTCAATATTTTGTGTATTAGAATTGTCGGTTTCGGGAACAAATATATCTTTATCTAATTGACGTGAATCATCAGAAGTGTCAGTTCGCTTGATATTTATAATCTTTAAACCATTCTCATGATTTTGTTTTTTATCATTAGGACTGTTAGTTTGGAGCATTTATAGTACTATATTATTAAATACTATATATATATTAATATATCACCCTCCCAAAAATATTGAAATTTCAACTATTTAAACGGTTTTCATTAATTAAAGTCATATATAAATGTCCAAATCCAATCCTTACACCAGAGTATCGCATTCAAAATTTCAAGTCAACAAAATCGTATTACCAAACCTATTGGAAAAAGATGGAGATGACGAGCAAATGCAATACACTGGATACTGTAGATATAATGATAAGCAATTAGTCGTTCAATTAGCCCCTAGTAAAATTGATTGGGGTGGTATACCAAGAGCAGATGATAAGATTTACAAGACAACATTTGAGCAATCGAAGAATGTTCATGTTCCTCTGAATGTGAATCCAGAAGTTAAGGGAGAATCTGATGAAGAGAGAGCGGTAAGACAGGAAAACAACGATAAGAATCTTGCTACTATTCGAAGCATTGACGAACATATGGAGTCAGACGACGCGAAGACACTATTGTTCGGTAGTGTGAAAGCTGCTAAAAAAGGTAAATTTAAATACAGTGCATTATTAAAAACAACGGTTAAGGTCAAAGAAGAAAATGAAAGTGATAATGAAAGTGATAATGAAAGTGAAGAGGAAGAAGAAGATAAACCAGTCTACCATAAACCAGAATTTTTCTTCAAATGCAGAGTTCCATTCGTTTGGGACACTGCAAAAGGAAAATTCACAGACCAGGTCAAGACAAGTGTTATCATTGTAAATGATGACAAGGAAAGTGATGAATTCAAACAAGATGGCAAATATTCTCATCAAACCATTACGGATTTAGATAGTTTAAGAAAATTCTTAAGATACATGTCAACTGTGAGATTGCAATTACATCTTGCAAAAGCATGGGCAAACAAGCAACCATCTGCAATGGCTAAAGGTAAAAGATTGTATGGTTTGGTTTGGAAGATCAACAGAATTTTAATCAACAGAAGTACAATGAAATCTCGCGGTGGAGGAAGTGATGACATTGATGAGATCGAAGTTCCATCATCTGATGAAGAGGATGAGGAAGATGAATTGGTTCAGCAAGCACAAAACGATGACGAGGAAGAGGAAGAAGACGTGCAAGTTATCAATGATGACGACGACGAAGAAGACGAGGATGCCAAAAACGAAGATGCCAAAAACGAAGATGAGGAAGATGGAGACGGTGATGAGGAAGATGGAGACGGTAATGAGGAAGATGGAGACGATGTTGAAAAACCAGTTGAAAAGAAAAAAGCTGGTAGAAGAGGTCGTAAAGCAAAGAATTCAGTATAAAGATTTGATATATGTTTATAAATAATTATTAATAATTTTATTGATAATTATTTGTTATATTATGAAGTTAAAAAACCAAACCCATTTAAAATGTTGTTATTTTAATTTATTTATAGTGAAATAACAATGTCAGTTCCATGTAAGATTGATTGTATTAATTTAAACGATATTACTTTAGGCAGGCCTAAAGTATTAAAAAACAGAAAAATTGTTAAACTGAGGCATAAGGGTGAGAGATTTTTGATACAAACACCTGAAATGTATTATGAAAATGATATTAATGATGAAAATGATATATATGAAATGAATGTTCCAATTAATTGTGTTAATAAGAGTGACACAAATACCATGATGGATTTTTTAATAAAATTTAATAAATTAATTATAGATGAAGGTACATCTCACTCAAGTGAATGGTTTGGTGAATCAACTCAAATAAAATTTAAATCAGTTATACGAAAAGCAATGAATCAGAATGAATTGTATAGAAACGGTGTATTTAAATTAAAAATGAAGAAGAATGATAAATCAATTAAAATTACAAGAAATAGACAAAGGCAAGAAATTACCGCAGATAAAATTCCAAAAAGCTGTTTGTTGAAAGCTGTAATAGAACCTTGTGTGATTTGGATAGATAATGTAAATAATACATTTGGTGTACACATAAGACCAGTGTTGTTAGATTTTAGAGATATACCAAAAGATATTGAATTTTTAGAAGACAGCGATAGTGACAGTGAGTATATGAACGATATATTAGAAACCGAAATGGAAACATCAATGGATTCTAGAAAAAGACGTCAAGAATCAGTTGTATTAGATAATCCATCAAGTAATCTTAATGGATTAATAATTAATGCGAATATGGTTAATTCTGAGCAAAAATCAGAAATCAAAGAAAATGATAAAATAGATGAAGAAGTTGATAATGAAGTCAACGAAGAATTTGATAATGATAAGGTGGTTAATCAAACACATGAGGAAGTAGTTGAAGCTGATGAGGAAGCTGATGAGGAAGTAGTTGAAGCTGATGAGGAAGCTGATGAGGAAGCTGATGAGGAAGCTGATGAGGAAGTAGTTGAAGTTGATGGTGTTCAAAATGATTATTCGGAAGAGTCCACTGACGAGGAAGTAGTTGAAGTTGATGGTGTTCAAAATGATTATTCGGAAGAGTCCACTGACGATAATTCTGAAATTTCAGGTGAAGAAGACGATGACATTCCAGAATTAAATGATAATATACACCGAGGAGGAACGAGTGATGACATAGATAATTTGAGTAGTATGTTATCAGATATTTCATCAAAGTTGATAAATTCGATAAACAACGAGAGTATAAATGTAAAATCATCAGAGGATGAAGTGAGCGATATAGATTAATATTTTTATAAATTTATGTTTTAATTATAAAAATATTAACAACCACAATAACAATAATATATTTATTAAATTAATGGAAGAGACATTTGATGAATTAATAAAAAAAATTAATGATATTGAGATAAATAGTAATAGTAACGCGGACATTGTTGAAAAGACAATAATAACATTGGCAAAAACTTACAATATAGATAATAGTATAATAATTAAATTTAAGGATTTACACAAGATAAATCAGAAATTTTACGACAAGCACTCAAAAAAAAATATAAAAATTAAAGATAAAGTAATGTGTGTTTTATGTCAAGAGAATATAAAATCAAGAGAACATAAGATACATTTAGATAAGTGTAGTCACTGTTTTCACAAAAAATGTTTAAATAAATACTTAAAAATTATAAAAATTAATTTTAAATGCCCTGTCTGTTTGACATCATATAAAAATTCTTTTTGTAATATTATCAAAAACGATTATAACCTAATAAACTAACAAACCATTCATCAAAAACCGTCTTAACTTAAATAGTCTAGTTATTTAAGTTGAGAGTGTTTTCAGTTAATTCACAACAGTTGAATTATTAAAATTCACCATAGTTGACATTGTGGACTTATCTATTTTTTTATTGGATTTGATTTTATCACCATTTTTCTTTTTGTAATGATGCGAGTTCATATCACTATTAATATGATCAATATTATTTTCAACATATTCAATAACATTGTATTTTACTGCCCATCTAAAAAAATTAAGTTGGCCAATGGTTGTTAATATAGATCCGCCAGTTTCAGTATCATAATTAAAAATAATCTTATTTGCAATGTTTTTTTTATTTTTCCTACAAAATGGATCAAAAAAGCGCTTTCCAACTGATTTTAGTTCATTTTTATAATTATGGTATACGTTAAATCGAATACTTTCTCCATTAATAGTTACGTTATAAATTATGTTAAATTTTTTAGAATAATTCGTAACGAACCAATCCATTGATCGCAATGAAATATTAGAGTCACCTGTAACAATTGGTATAATTTTAGTAATGTGTTTTATATTTTTATAAAATTGGTATAAAGACTGTAATAGTACTTCTTCTCTTGACATCGGGGCTTTATTATATATTTTATGCTCATTAATCATATATAATTATTAAACATCTCACCTTTATACCATTTTCATTTTTACAAGACAATGTTTGCTTGTAAGATTTCATAATTTCATAATTTAACAATGTTAACTATTTAAGATTGTATCAAACAACTTAAACATGTGTAAATTTTAATTACCTTATCGATTAATCAAATGTAATATGTACATATAAAAAGCTGTGATCACTTAATATATTCAATTATATATTAAGATGACATATGCATGCATAGTATATAAATGGTAATATTATACCGTATAATGAATAATAATTATCAGAATAGTTCGATTATAATACTAATAATTTATAGCTAAAAAGGTCTATTATGAGTATTATATTGAATATATATAGACGATTCACACCATATACGATGATATTTTATATAAAAATGAAAAAATATTGAAAATACAACATATTGAGAACTGGTTTAAAGATATAGTCCTATTACTAATTATATAAATGCCACAAGAAAATGAAAATGAAAATGAAGAATTTGTAAATGAAAATGAACTTACCCATACAGCAATCGTAGAAGAATTACAAACTAATGCGAGAGAAATTATTAAATTAGGTCGTAGAAATGTTGCTCTTCATAAATTATGTGAAAGAACTTACAAGAAGGATGTTAAAGATGCACGTAAGTATAAGAAAAACAAGAATCCAGATCAAAAGAAAGAGCCAAGTGGTTTTAACAAACCATCACCAGTTCCAGTTGAATTCCATGAGCAACCATGGGGTTGCACTGAAGGTCAAGAATTGCCAAGAACAGTTTTGACAAAGATGGTTTATGATTACATTAAGGAAAAACAATTAAAGGATGCTGATGATAAGAGAGTTATTATTACTTCTGGTGAGCAAGGAAAAGTAATTAGAAAATTATTCCACTTGAAGAAAGACGAGAAACTGGAATTCAGAAACTTCCAAACATATATGGCAAGATTATACAAGAGAGGAGATGATCTACCAGACTATGAATCTGAATCAGAAGAGGATGAAGTAGAACAACCAAAAAAAGCAAAAGGCAAAAAGGCAAAAAGTAAAAAAGGTAAACAAGCACCTAACTCAGTATAAATAATTAAACATTTTCAACAATTAGAATAAAATAAATTAATAAAAAAAATTAATTTATTTTAATGGCATTCATAATTTAGTTTATTAATTTAGTATATAATATATAATTCAATATGTTAATTACATGTAATATATATAATAACGTCTAAATATTTAGATGTAAATTATAAATAAATTTGGATGTAGTTAACTATCATCTAAAAATTTTGTTCGAGATCATGTTATTGATTCGTTTGATATTGGGCATTACAGATTTTTTTAAATATAAATTGCGATCTTCAGAAAAGTTTTTTTTAAGAAATTTTAATAGATCGTCTAAACAAATTTTCTTCATAATTGAGAATTTGTATTTATGACTGTAACTATCTTTAAATTTATTTTTAAAAATGTCACGAATTTTATGATGATCTTCTATATATTTATCAATATCACGATTCTCGCTACCATCAGTTACAATTTCTCGAATCGGATCAGAATCACATATGCGTTTATATATTTTTTCTGGTTCATTTTTGATGATTGGTTTTATATAATCACAGCCAAATAAAATACACATATCTATGAATTGATCATGTGATAATTTTAAATTTTGTAAAATATGATCTAAATTATATTCATATATATTACTTTTAAATAATTTGATCATTTTTTTGCATCCAAATGCTAATATGTCCATATCCTCTGATAAGCAACATGAAATTTTGTTTTCTTTGTATAATTTTGCAATTGATATGTCTGCTTCATTACAAGATTGAATGAATGGAATGTTACATATCTTAAGCAATCGTTGAATATTTTTAATATCGCTATTGGTAATATTAATGTAGCTTTTTTTTAGCTTTTCTATTTTAGTTGATATATCTGATTTTTCTTGCGTACTTGTTTCATTTTTATGTTCTTCTTTCAATACGTTAATTTTATCAACTAAATTTTTTTTTCTGTTTTTTCTATTATTGATAATATATGATTTCTCATCTATAGGAACACCATCAAAAACATACAATGGTATGATTTTATTATTTAAAAAATGTATGATCTGTTTCATAAATCCATATATAACATCGCTATATGAATATTTATATTTATATATATATAGCATAATATCAACTGCTACAACTCTTGTTTTGTATACTTTATTTTGTTGCATGTATTCTTCCATGCTACTGTATTTTTTAATTAATTCTTTTTCTGATAAAAATTTATGGAGACGTTTTATACCCATTATAGTATTTATGTATCATTAATAATAAATGTATAACCATATGAAATTTCAATTTTTTATGAAATCACTATGTAGCGTCACATATGAAATTATTTATGGAGTATTTCATGCAATAAAAATTGAAATTATAAATTACTTTAATTTAAATAATCATTGTTTATACGTTAAATACATGTCAACCAATAATCATGTACCGTTGCTTCGCGCATTAAAAATGTCATTAAATTTTGACATTGGACGCAAAGCAATTAAAACAATCATAGAACAATTAAACAAAAATATTTATACAGAATACATAAACATAATTAATGAGATGTTTTTAGATATTCACGATACTGAAACTTTTGTTAAAAAACTGAATAGAGATATTCGAATTTTACTGACTGAAAATAAAATATTCACAAAACCATTTTACAAAAACAACCACAATTTAACAAACAAACAAACAATAATTGATAATTTAAAATCATCAATTGAATCATCTGAAATATATCCTTTGTACAAACAGATTATATTGAATTTACACAATGATTTCATGTTTGATGTGATAACAAAAAATATGAAATCATATTCATTGAGAAATTTAAGAATTATATTTTTCAAAAGTATAATTTCAAATAAACATCTACAAAATCAAATCAAAGAAGAACTTGTTTTAAACAAGTATGATACGCTGACAAACGAACTTAATAAATGTTTATCTAATGACGACGACTTATATTTATTTAAGTTTGACAAAAAAGAAATTGAAGATTGGTGGTTCAACTATATTTTTTTCTCAAGAGACAAAAAACTAAAAATGAAAAAAATTATGATAAATTGTATTGAAAAAATACTGCAAATAAATATATGTTCAATCACGCATAACAATAAACCAATAATCAATCAAACAGACATGTTTAAAATTATTAATAATTTTAAACAAGAGTTACTTGAACAAGATCCTGAAGCAATTAAACATGTTAATGTTTATATTATTGAAACATTGAATAATGATATAATTATAAAATTAATTAATAAATTAATTGATAAAAAGTATTATGCAAATAAAAAATTTGATTTTGATGAATTAGTTTTTAAACAAAACGTTATTGACAAATTTAAAAGAAGTAAAAAAGAGACACTCAATTTACTAAGATCAGAGTATAAAACAATAACGTTAAATGACTCATGTCCAAATAAAGTTGAAATATTAATTAAACATAGAAAACAACCAAATCAAGAAAATGAAAAGAAAATAATATCTTTTTTTCATGAATTAAACAGAGCAAATATAACATCTAAAATTAACAAGTCGTTTGATTTAAATGATTTAACAGCCAGATCAATAATTAATATTAATCCGTCAAAAGTAATATCTGAAATCAAAAAGCACTCTGATAAAAACAATATGAGATTAAGCCAATCATTAAACATGCGATTATATCTAATTAATTTAGTAACTGGATATAAATATAATGATAAAAAAATGAATGAATATGAACACTACAGCATAAAAGTTGATAATTGGCATGAATTGTTAGAAAATAAAGTAGAAGATTTTTTTAAACAACGATCTGTTAAATTCATGACGGAAAAAGATTTAAAAAACATTGGTAAAGAAATATATGATCCAACTTTTTATAAATCACCAGATATATTATTACTTGACGATGTTTATATTAATGGTAAATTGGTCAGGTGGGTTGATGCTAAAAATATTTTTGGTAATAGTCTCTATAAAAGTCCAAAAAGAATAATGGATTTTAATAAGCAAATTAATGATTATGTTGATTTGTTTGGTCCAGGAGCAATCGTATTCGGACATGGATATTCAACTGACTATGATAAACTGTTAAAATCAACAACTTCGATATGTGTCAAAGAGAATTTTGATCAAGCAAAAATAGATCAAGTATTATTTATAGATGGATTAGATATGTTAGGTATTGAATTTTTATTGCCTTGGTCATTGGACATTGAACAATTACCTTCAGATCAAGACATTAAGAACGCATATGGCAATAAAATATCATACATCGATCCAACCATTTTATGACTATCTTAGTTTATTTATTACATAAAATTAAAAAATTGCCTGGTTACAGGTTCTCGCAGATTTTTTAATAGGCAAAATCGTTGATTTTAGGCTATTAAAAAATTG